AGGTTCTTTTTCAGCTGTAACTACGCATTCATTAACGATATCATCAATAGCTGCTTCACATTCAGGATAACCAGCCATATTGCGGTATCTAGTTACTAGCTCAGTTTCATTTTTAATACTACCTTCGAGATCAACAACTTGACCGTAAGCACCACCAGAAGCTATTTCTAGTGCACCGTCATCCTTACTTGATTGAACGAAGGAAGGGGTATCTTCAGTTGGGTTAGTTGCTCGCTTTATCTCAAAGCCGAATAGAGTGGCCAAAACACTGACTCCTTTTACATTTTATATATTTATCACAGAAAGAACACGGTCAGCTATTAGATGCCGCCAGCGTTTCCTGTAACACCATCAACTACTTGCCAGTAATCATAATTAAATTCAACATCGAATCTTTCGATTTCGTCTACAGCTTCCCAGCTCAACTGAATGTTGCTGATAAGAGCAGGATAAATGCCTACAAATTTATATTGTCTTTGTAGATCACCTGCTTTTGAAAACTGAGATACGATTGCATCAGATTTATATGCATTAGGTCCTGTCGAGCCTGTAGTATTCAAGTTACCTTGTAACGAATTAATCGAGTTTTGCCAAGTTTCCATTGCATTTCTAATAAGAAAATCTTCGTCATTCATGATCTGTACTGACCATGGTGCAAAAGTTCTATCACCTGCAATTTTAACTTTACGACCAAAGTATGGAATCTCGATCAACCCTATGGTAGCTTCAGGAATCTGTGCTGCATTTACTAGAAATGGAGTTTTTAGATCACCTGCAGGTTCAGTTGGATTAATAATTTGAACCTGGAATAGGGTAGGACGTGCACCACCAAACTCTAATTGAGCTTTAATATCATTTACATTGAACGCCATTTAGTTTCTCCTTAGAACTGTCCTACGATTTCAGCGAACTCGACGCCAGATCTAACTGCTACAAAATTCAACTGAATGAAGTTGATTGAACGATTTGGTTTAACGTATATATCACCAATAAATTCATTTCTATCAATTACCTCAGCAGTATTATTAGTAGTATCACAAACTACTCTAAAGTCAAAGATACCTCTACGGCCTTGAACGTCTCTTAAGAAAGGTTCTACCAGGTTTCTAAACTGTGCTCTAGTAAATTCATCGTTAAATTCGAAGAGTGAGAACTGAGCAGCTTGACTAATTGCTTTTTCTAGAGAGATAAACAATCTTCTTACGTTAATTCTATCAAATGCACTGGGCTGTCCTAACAGAGTTTTATCTCCAAACAGAACAGTACCTTGACCAGGGAATGATACAACCGGATTAATATCATTTGTATATAAACGATCCCTTTCTAAGCCATTAGGATTATATGATAGCTTAGTTACGTTTTTAATGCCACCTCTATTAAATCCAGCAGGTGAGAACCATGTGTCTCTTACTAAATCAGTTCTTACACAAGTACCTGCAGTATCACCGTTAAGCGGTACATAACGGTACATAGAGTTATACTTGTCATATTGATACTTGTAAGCACTATCTAGTACGGCATAAGAGGAAGAATCTAAGCTATTTCTAAACGCTATAGAAGAAGTTTCTTCGTTACCTTCATTACCTACTACATCCCCTCTTTCGGGAGAAATAAACGCTATAGAATCTTTTCTACGATTAGCTACACCGATAATAAAGTTTGCTAGATCAGTACCATTCGTACCACCTACTGCTTTACCTTGAAGAAGTAGTGAAATATCTACATCTTGAGGTGAGCTAAACAAATCATAACCGCGATTAGTTGCAGTAAAGTCAGTTAGTTTATTAATACCTTGCGCACCAACACCTTCGATAGTTGTTCCTGACTTAGGACCACCATCTTGACCACCTGTTAAGGCATAATCTTTAGGAGTATTGTTAACGCCAAAGCTTGTTCCTGAAATAGTTCCACCATAGTTTGTTACTGTTCTTCCATCAGAAGTATTTTTAAAGCCAGTTGACCAAATATATTGTGATCTTTGACTGATTAAATCTTTATAGAAGTTAGTATCACCTTGCGCATCTTTAGCATCTCTTGCTTTCGAAGCATTAGCATAAATTTCAAGAATTTGATCTTTAGTACCAGTAAATTGACCGTCTTCGTCATATACAACTACGTGAATTTCATCCAAAGAACCGCCTAGAGCTGTAGCTTGAGCAGATGTACCAGGAGCCTTAGCAACGCTAGTTTTAAATCTCCATTCACGAGTTGCTGAACCTTGGTTATCGCTAATACCACTATATGAAGAAGTAAGAGTTAGCGAGGTAGAGTTAGTCACAGATGAGACTCTACCAATAATTCTGTTATTAGCAAATCTTAGAAGATCTCCAGCAGCTACTTGTGTGTTGTAACCAGTTGAAAGACCTGATACAGTAGTTGATCCATTAGCTACGACAACATTACCAGTAAGTGTTGATGAAAATGCGTTAGCACTATCACAAACAGAAACTTTAAGAGAGTTACCTAATGCACCTGGGAATCTACCAACAAATGCAGTTCCGCTCATTGTACCATCTTTATTATTATAAAAATCGTCAGCATTTTTAATAAGTAGACCGGTATTAGCATCTGAGCATGCGTTAATAGCAGCAAGCTGACTAGCATTATTACCAGTTACCATTGCGGTACGTACAACAAATAGTGCAGAACCGTAGCTAAGGAAGTTAGCTGCAGTAAAGAACGTTTCAAAGTTAGTGTTACTTGGTTTTTGAAAACGCTTCACTAATTCGTCTTCAGATGTTACAAAAACTCTTTCATCGACAGGGCCCCATTGAAATGGACCTGCGATGCCGGCTTCCGTAGTGGATACGGCAGCAACAACATTCGTAAGGTCAAATTCCCTGGTTGTAATCCCTGGACTTACTGAGAAAGTGCCACCACCGCCTACTTGTAAACCAGCCATCTTTTATCTCCTGTATTAAACACTCATGGGCTTTTTTATGTAACTATTTATAAATCTTTTAAATTAAAGATCCCCAGGTTTCTTCTTCTGGGTGCCCATCGTCGATAAAGCCGAAAGGAAGCATTTGATCGTCGATTTCTTGTTGCTTTTTTCTTTCGAGCTCTAGTCTTAAATCTGAATCTGTTACTTCTTTAAAGTAATCTTGATTTATACACCAGGCAAGGAGTACTAAGCACATAACTAAATCATCATGAGTACCCTGTTCTGCTTCATAACTATCACCTTTTTGTACAAACTGACTTAGTTCAATAATAGTATCTAAATCTTGAATTATTAATTTATCGGTTTCTATTATATCTTTTAGATTAGAGCATCCTATACGTTTAACTTGCTT